CTTCCTATAACAGATCCATCTCTATACCTATGTAAGCAAATAAGTCTCTTTCCAGGAGAGCCCTCTATAGATACTGTTCCAGAGAAAGTTACTGTCTTTCTCTTTAAAGGATGTAATTCTTCACTAAAGAAAGTAATTGCCATCTTACACCTCTTTTATTGCTATCCACTCAGTGCTATAGGCATTGAACACTCTCCAATCAACACTATTGAAGTCTGTATATACATCTTCACTGTTGACACCAGCAACGCCATCAGCTATTTTATAGATGTTCTTTAGCTTACCGAAGAATCCAACACTTGAACCTCCAAGAAGAATCTCTCCTCCAATGAGCTCAGCATTCATATCGTCAGGATTACAATAATCTATTGTATCACTGTATTTCTTATAACAGGTAACACTTTCAGCTTCATTATGATTTATAAGACCTTCACTTTGAGCTGTTATCTGGTTACTGTAACTACACTGATAATACATATCTGCACACAGTTTACTGCCGGCCGAGAAATTATGAGCAAGATCTGCTGTTATAGTCTTAGTCCCTGCATCTAAGGTCTTTATCTTTATCTTGTCCATCTCTGCATTATCCCTTATAAACAGATATCTATCCACAGCCCATTCGCTTGGAATAGCATCTACTGTTATAGAGACATCATTTCCAGAAGAGAGACTACTTGAACAAGTAGCTACTGTATCGTCGTAAGGAAGATCTACTGTTCTTCCAAAGGAACAAAAGTAATATACTGAAGAAACAAGACTTCCAATGATAACCTGATCAAGATCCCCATATACCCAGATAGGAAATGCAAGGTCATCATCTGCTACGACAATTTGTGCTGTGGTTGAGCCATATGTCTTATATGCAGTATCAGTTGCAGCGTCCCAATAAAGCATACCGTGTATGTTTATATTATCAGCTGCATACCATGTGATCTTATAATATAGATCCTCATCTCCTGACTCACCTACAGACTTTACAACAAACCAGTCTCCTATAGCACAATTATCTTCATCTGTAGCATAGTGACTATCATGTAAAGTCCATCCTATTCCTGTAGTGGAATAGTCATAAGTCCCATTCCTCTTACAGATAAAGTCCCTTATCCTCTGAAAAGCTTCTTCAGTAAATCCTGCACAGTTCTGATCTACTAAGTTTGCATAAGCCATTGTTATCCTCTTTATTTATATGAATATCTGAAGGAAAACCTAAATTCATAGCCAGCATCAGCGTCCTTATACAGCCCTGTAGTTTCTCCATCAGCAACGGCAAGATAAACAGCAAACAATATCGCATCATCTGAAGTTGTAGAAAGAGCCATGCTTGATCCCTCATCAGAAGGATATAAGTTTATAGACCCAGGCTGACTATCAGGCAGCGTTGTCCAGCTATAAGAGCTGACAATAGCATTTTCGACATAGTTCTGTGTTAGCGATGGAGATCCTTGGTCTGCACCTGACAAGGCTGCAAACTTGCACAGTGTACCTGCTTGGTCAAATCCTTCACTGGATAGCCAGAACTTGAAATCCTCAACAAGAGTATTTCCACCATCTGCGATTATATCCCACAGAAAAGTTAGAACATCTGAATCAGCAGCTCCAACTGAGATATCCACTGTTCCAAAATCAGCCTCATTGCCATCTCCTGTAGACACAATATCTTGACCAGATATATCTCCTAACCTCTTTGCAGGAGTATCAAGATCTGTCGCTGCTGTGCTATTAGGTATTTTCCTTAATCTTGTAGTAGGTTCAGCCATGAATAAGCTCCTATTAGCTTGCCGGCATAGTTATCTCAAAGCTGTCAACAGTAGTAGTGGCACCAGCTTTTATAGAAGTAGAACTCATGTTCAACTGAGCTCCACTGGTTCCACAGACACCATCTAACCTTACAGCACTTTTAACAGCTCCTATCTGTTCAAGGTTATCATAGTACCTGAACCAGCCAGCCACCCCATCAGAGAGCCCCTTGCCAGACCAGATCTCTCCATCTTTTATATTAATAACTCCATCTATAGGACCTTGAATTTCAAGCCCATTAGTAGGAGAGCCTGGAGTGAAGTCTCCACTCGAAACAGTTATCTTCAATAAAAGTGACCCAGTCTCTGCATCATCTGCACTGGAAGGCTGAGAGCCACTATAGACCCTGATAACTCCATCTTTCAAAAGCTCTTGCAAAGATCCCTGGTTATCTCCTTCAACATCTGTATTAGCATTAAATGCCTCTGCAGTGTCAACAGTCCCTGTAGCGAACTCTATTTTCCCTGCAGATACAGCCAGAAGAGTAACATCAGACATATCATTTCCAGCTGTAGTGGAGCCCGTTGTAGTTATCTTATCCCCAACCTTAAATCCAGCGGCCAGGAATCTATTCTCTGTGTCAGTGATATAATCATTTCCTGCTCCGCCATCACCATAAGCCAGAGAAGTCCCTTTAAGATAAGCATTTCCTAAGAGACTATCCCTCAAACCTGTACTTAATCTTACTGCCATTTTACATCTCCTTTTCTATAATCTAAGGGTACATACATACCTGTCATCTACACAAAGCCCAGCACCTTCACTGGATTTAGGACAAACAAGTCTTCTATCTGTAAGATTTTCAAACACTCCCTTTGGCCCTGCAATACATATACCCTCTTGGGCACAAAAGATTATGACTTTCTCTAAGATCTCTCCACCTCTAAGTTTCCTGCCATCTATAACAATATCAGTTCCTTCTACTGCAGGATAGTCAGTCATTTTGACCAAAGAAAATTCTTTAGGATTATCTCCTTCCAAGTATAAAATCTCCTCTTCAGTGCTAACATAAATTCCATCTTTTACACTCCTAAGCATCCTTACCCTGCTTGAAAAAGGAATATAATCTCCTCCATAATAAAATAGACTATAATTAAAAGGAAGACTATACCAAACAACATCACCTTGGGCCACAAGCATAAAGCCATTATAAATCTCCAATAAGTGTCCCACTGGAGGTCCATAAAATTCTTTAGTAGTTGCAGGCCCAATATACTCACTCTTCTCCCAAGGATGATATGTTAAATCCTCAATATAACCATTCTTATCACCATTACTGAAAAAGACTCTATCTCCTACTCCAACATAACTAACCTTCTTATTTCCTACATAAACAAGATCTTTTACATTAAAATCTTCTCTCATATATGAAAGAACATTATCTCTAACAAGATAACAAATATTCTTATATGTAAACAAACTATGAAAGCTCCCTGTAAGCTTTCTGTAAGCTCCCCTCCTTCTTTCAATAGCTCCATCCTGAGTAATATCAACATTTATAGCTTGCGCCAGCTCATACTTTCCATCCTCTACTATAAGCCTCTTAGGATTGGTCTTATTATTAAGCCCAAGACATTTATCTAAAACGAATTCTTTAGCCATTAATAGCTCCAAATAGATCTTGACCGATGAGGAACCCTCTTTGCAACCCAGTTTTTAAGATCAAATAAAGCCATTTTATAATTGATCTCTTGTGCCTTGGTGTTCACTTTCTCCCCTTCAACACCATCCTCTATAAGACTAAATCCAATAGCTGCAGCTTTAGAAACAATAGTAGCCCTTTGCAAATGTTCAGGTATTCCTTCGGGAGTATGAGTTTCTTCTGTCATCCTTGTTGGACTTCTTCTATGAAGCAGTGTTAAGGTCGTCACAGTAGACGGAATTGGCTGATAATATAAAGTACTTCCTTCCACAGCGACATATTCTACATCTCCTGTTTCACTCATAGAAGGATACATCTCCATAAGAGCCTCAAGCGTAACAACTCCTCCAGGTAGCTCATTCTCACTATCTCCAACATACAAAATCCTCCCATTACAGTCTAAAGGAAGATTAGTATATGCCTGACCCTCGACAGTATCAACTGTTATAATAGTCTTAAACCCTGGCAAATCTGCATCATCGATTATAAGATCAACAGCATCATTTATCCAGTTGACTACTCTATCTCCAAAGGATGTATCTTGTAAGGTTATCTCAACCTCATCTCTTAGCTCAGCTAAATTCATCTTCAGTCCTATAATAGCCCAGAAGATGCAAAAATTGAACCTTCTGGGCTATTTCCTATCAATCCCGTTAGAGCTTATTGAAGTCTACTTACCAGGACATAGAGCCTTCCGGCGCCGGATGTAAGTCCTGTTGCAACCTCTGCTGTTATACAAGGCATAGCAGTATCAGCTCCTACAATAATGAGCTCTCCTATAGAACCTTCCGCCTTAGCCTTAGCCCAGTCAGTACCTGTCACTGCACCATCTCCGTCAATAGCTATTGCTCCACCTGGATAATATCCAGCAGTTGCCTCCGTAATCTCAGTGCTTACCATATAGTTGTCTTTATCATAATTGCTATATGTAAGATCAACTGAGGGATCATCCAGAGTACAATAGCCTATATCTATAGAAGGTGTTCCACCTGCAAATAGCGTCTCTACATGAAAGACAAACTCATGCAGGAAATAGGCTCCGCCAGCCTCTGGAAATGAAAACAAGGCCACGATCTTGTTCGCAGAATCCTTGTTTATCTCTGCAGACTGTATCCAGAAGGGATTTATCCTTACATTCGTCCTAAGATCTGTTCTCCTCAGATCTCCACCTAAAGTAGCCATAATGTTCCTCCGTCTTATTAATGAACAACTGAATAGTCAGCAAAGACTATCAGCGTTCCCGCCGTGGTGCCCTTAGTAGTCTTAAGTGTAATAGCACCTGCGGCGTCTCCAAAGTATTTACCATCCGCCCACTTAGCCGTGCCTGCCATGGATGTCTTAAGACCTGTTACAGTGGGATCACACTCTATATTGGTCATAAAGCCATCCTCATCAGCAGACTCGCCGTTGCCCATGAAGCCTACTAAAACCTCAGGAGCACCGCCAGAGTAAGCGGTTATAACCCATAGCCATACTTGCTTCAGAAGAGCAAATCTCGGAATCCTTATAAGATTATAGGTTCCATCGGCCGGGGCTATCAACCTCTTACTCTTAGCTAAGCGGACATTGTCTGAAAAAGAATGTGTGTATAGATCAGCCATCTTAGCTCCTTATTACCTTAGTCTATCGGTGCTCCCCAAGAACTGCCTACAATACGACCAAAGTCTTTTCCCTGGAACCTGACACATTTTACTCCAAGAATACCACCACCCCTGATATTCATGAACCTCTTGGCATCAGTCTCATAAGGGACAAATGACATTGTTGTAGACTTAGACTCACCTGCGCCGCCCCAGGCTATTACAGCCGCTTGACAACCCAGGAGAACATTCCTGAACACCCCAGCCCTACTATCAGTGCTATCCTTTATAACCTGAGGAATCCTTTCACTCTTGCTAACAAGCATACCATTATACTCAATCTCTACATCAGGCATTTGTAGCTTATTAGCTGCCCTTTGCAGGTCTCCCCACTGGCCTATATTGGTGTTCTGCCTTAAGGCATCAAACACATAATTGTGAAGGATAACACGATAATACTTTTTGCCTTTAAGAACCAGAGGCCTAACCTTATAGCATTCAGAGTCTGCCCTCGGGTTCTCTGCTACCTGCTTCATCTTATCTAACATGGTTAGATCAAGCAGATCTGCACTTGTCATGCTTGCTTCCGCAACATCATTGGCTTTAACCCAGTGATCACTATCAGGATCAACTGGGTCCTGAGCAAAGGTCTTACCAGCAATCCTGAAGCTAGTATCTCCACCCAAATGAGCAAATACCATATCAGCTATCTTGCTCGCCCACCAATACTGCAAAGCATCCTTACCCTCTTGCATAAGATTATAAGGAATCCTTTGCTGGTCCATCCTACCACCAGTAGATACAGCATGATTGAGCTCTTCCACTGTAACCTTAAAGTCACGAAACAGAAGTTCCTCCTCTCTTCCTTCTACTGTATCCCTGCCGACTACACCTTCACCAGTCAACGGAAGCCTAATACCAAAGGTTATCTGATCACCATCTCCCTTTCCGAGCTCCGTCCTCGTCTGAACTATACTATCTGGGCTCTTCCCTATAAGATAGGCTATTTCAGTAGACGGAAGCAGAAGAGAGAATAGCTCTCTTGCCCATCGTTTCCTTGTTAAAGGATCATTTGTTAGAAATTTCGTCTCCATCTAAGTACTCCTAACCTACTTTAATTCTCCCGCAAGGTATTTACTATAGATCTCCCTGGGAACTTTAGACAACTCTTCCTCTGGAAGATTGTCTATCTTAGAAGCTGTCCAGCCAACATCTCCTCCTCCAGCACCTCCATCGAGATTCTGCAGGCTCGCTGGAGCATCAGCGGCTTTCTTCTTCTTACCTTCCTCAGCCTTCTGAAAAGAAGGATGATGTTTCTTTATAAGATCATACATATACCTATAAGGATTTGTTAATGACCATACCCAAGCCTCTACATCTGCAGAGGCCTCCCTTATACTAACACCATTTTTCTCAGCATAATCCTTGGCCATAGCTTCTATCATATCATCAAAGTTACTTTGAGATACAACAGAATCCACGTCCTCATATTTAGGATTAAGCCTCATCATTTCAAGGACTGTATCCAGTTCCTTTTCTCTTTGCTTCACAAGGGCATCTTGCTCTTTCTGAGCCTTTTTATCTTCCTCAGACAGAATCCCAGCCTTGTCAAGGATCTTTTCAGAGCCTTCCACCCTGCTACTTAGCTCATCCATGACACGCTTGTTTTCTCTCAACAACTGCCTGAGCTCTTGGATCTCAGCATCCCTGGCTGCAAGTTGCTCTTCTAATCCAGGTTCCTTTTCTCCTTCTTTCTCACCAGCATCACCGGAACCTTCTTCGCCCTTGTCTTTGCCTTCATCTTGGTCTTGGCCCTCGTCTTGACCCTCATTTTCAGGATCTCCGTCCTCAAGAGGTTCCAAGCCTTCCTCTTGCGACTTGTTTAAATCTTCCATTCTCTTTCTCCTTTAAGAATATTTGATAATTCACCATGTCTCTTTCTAAGAACTTCAAAGAGACCTTTAAGCTCCTTTTCCTTTATCTTTCTTTTCCTCCTTCTCCTGTACAGCGTTTTTCTCTTTTCGCTGCATTGACACGGAGGTTTTAGCTTCAAGCTCCTTTCTCCTAAACTCTTCCTCCCTTCTAATTCTTTCTTCATTATACTTTTGCACCTTCATTTTAACAGATACTGGTAAATCCAGATATTCCAAAATAACCTCAGGCGGAATAACACCTGGCTCATTGTGGGCAATCTCTATAAGTCTACTGGCGATCTCTTGTTTCATTGTGAGATTCTCAGCCGCTTCATCAATGACTACGTCAAACTTGCCAGCGCTTACATCGTTAAAACCTGGTCCTTGCGGATTAAGTTGTGTGTTTATCTCAACTAATCTCTCACCTTCAGGCCCCTCAATCCTTATTAACCTTGGCATGGTAACATATTGCTGGATAAGAGAAAGCATCTTCTGTGTTCCAGCTATTCTACTCGCTCTAAAGTTCCTTAACAAGATATATAAAACAGCTATATTAGACTCAAGTCTCAATCTCGCAGTAACCCCAGGCTCTCTGGAAGATGTTTGCTTGCCCATAAGTGGATCTTGTATTCCACTTACGTCCTTCATACTCTGCTGGAAGACTCCATCAAGAACAGCATATATGTTACTTATTCTTGGCTGATCTGAGAACTTTACCCTTCCAAGTCCTCCTCTCTCAAGCTCTAATCTAAAATTAGGCTCAGAAGAGTGCTTATCATATTCATCTATGTTAAGAATCGCATTCACTTCATGCATTAAGATTCCCTTCGGAGCAGTCTGAAGCAAATGTACCAACTGTCTTCTCATAGTATTAAGAGCCCTTTGAGGATCTTTTTGCATGGTAATAGCTCCAAACCATCTGTTTTCATCCTCATTCTTATAAGCCCCATACTGTACTATAGGAAATCCTTCATGTTTATACTTAGATAAACCACTTTCTAAGAGAATTCCACCTGAGAAAATAGCATAGTGCATAAATTTCTTAACTGTTTCTACTGCCTCAGGAACTTCATTAATAACCCTCCATCAGGAAGCCTTAATCCTTCTTTAATAGCTTTCTTGAACTTCTGCCAACCAGGCCTTGTTAAGTATTCCGGCTTCCCTGTAACTGGGTTTATAAACCAAACAACTCTCTCAGGAACCTTATAATAAGCCTCGATTAATCTAAATAGCTCCTTACTCTCATCAAAGAAACTTGGCACATATAAGCCCATACTTCCCTGCATCATTGCAGAAGTTGCATCCTTAAACTCTGGCCAAAATGCAGCTATATCTTCCTCCTTGAACCATCTACTTATGAAAACAAACCTGGCATCTTCATCAAGATCATAGGCTATACTGTTAGGATCTACAAGAACATCTCTTCCTGGTAGTCTGGTAGCCTTTATCTCTGGTTCAAAGGGATTAGAATTGTCTATATAAAAGTATAAAAAAGACCTCCCGCTTTTAACAGTATGCTCAAAGCAATCCATTTCTTTGTCAGATAGCTTTAAGGTATACCTAAAGTGCTTTATACATCCATTCATAAGCTCCGTCAAGGCTTCATCTTCCCTTCCTACTGGAAGAACATAAGGAACTCTCCTAACCTGATCAGCCAGGCCAACAAGCTTATCTATCTTAGGCTTTATTTCATTATATACAGTATTAGGCCTTCTTTGAGCTTTTAGGAGAGCAAGAACTTCTCTACTATCCTGCTCTCCTGCATAGAAAGCATAATCCTCTTCAGCTACCTCCCGCCACTTAGACTCAGGAATAGACCTTTCAGCTTCATTTAGCCAGGTAGTTAGCTTTTGTAAAACAGGATTATCTACTCCAACTGGATATACAGTTTCTTCTATATTCAAGGTATTTTCCTTTATTTATCCTTATCGTGTTCCCTTTCCAATAGAGCTATCAACTTCTCAATAATAGGGATCATTATCTCCCCAAAAGCCTCAAGAAGAGGAAGGCACCTTTCAATTAATGCTATGATTCTTTCTGCTTTTCCCATTTCAGTTCCTCCATTATATAATATTAGTTCTATTAACTTATAGGCAGCGCAGGGTAATTATCCAACGGGATATAACACTGCGCACGCAAATTCAGATCATTCCCAAGATCACTATCATAAGTGCCCTGAACTGTAAAGAGCCTCAAGATCTTACCAGCTGTTTCATGTGGCAGTACAGCACAGTCGGCATCATTCAGCACCACATCTTCTGAAGATGTAGGATTCGGTATATTTACTTCCTTGCGATTGTTAATGATCGTCTGTCCATCTCTGGTCGTAAGAGTCCAGTTAAGAGTTTTAGGAGCCTTAGCATCTCCTTTGTCATCTTTAGTAGCAATATTGATGATGTAAGAACCCTCTTCATCCATATGCAGCGTTAATGTTGTCGCCATAGCAAAGTCCTTTACTGAAGAGTGAGAATATTCGCTCCAAAGTCGATCTTAAATGTTTCTCCGTCATTCATCGTTATAGAAGAACCGTAATCATGCCAGCAGACCAGTTCATCATTCGTTGCAGTATCATTATAAATTACTACATAGCGAAAAGGGCCAACACTGCCACCAGACGCTGTCAGAGTAAGATCCTCTAAAACAAGTGAATAGGTTCCACTTGTCTGCGAAGATGAGGTGGTCGTGATATTCCGTGAAGAACAATTTGTGTAAGAGATTTCTGTAATATCAGCCAATGTTGAATTGGTGGCTGATGGAGCACTATTGGTGAGAGCCACTACAAGCTGGTCACTACCAAGGTCATGTTTCTTTTCTGCTACTGCTTCTACAAAAGAATTGAATTTGTTGAATGTCGCCATAATTAATCTCCTATGATAAAGTTATCCCCGCTTTTCTTGAGGTAAAGGTTATCCCCGCTTTTCTCGGAGTAAAGGTTACCATTAATCTGCCAGCAGCAAGAGGTTTCCCACTCCATATAAATGTTACATCTGAGCCGGTAAGAGTAAATGTACCAGTTTCGGTATTTAATCTTCTATCTACAAGTAGAGTTATACCCTGGCCGACCAATGAAAACGAGCCAGATTCAACATTTAGCAGCCTGCCTAAGAGTAAGCTCGCATCCTGACCTGTTAAAGAGAATGCTCCTGACTCAGCATTTAAAAGCCTATCAGCTAATAAGGTCACATCTTGCCCGCTGAGAGTAAATGAACCTGATCCGGCTGCCAGAAGTCTATTCAAAAGCAAATTCGCATCTTGCCCACTCAAAGCGAACGATCCACTATCTGCATTTAAAATTCTATCTACAAGCAAACTTGCGTCTTGACCAGTTAAAACAAATGCACCTGATTCGGCAGTAAGTGTATATGTCGCTCCACTACCAGAATAAATAAAATCAACGTCGGCACCAGTGAGAGTAAATGATCCTGCCTCCATTCCGAGGACTCTGCCTAAGAGCAGACTGACATCTGCGCCTGATATTGTAAAGGTGCCAGCCTCAGCAGAAAGGACTCGATTAAGCAATAAATTAGCAGCTTGACCAGTTAAGATAAACGAGCCAGAATCAGCAGTTAAAAGCCTATTAAAGAGTAAATCAATATCTTGCCCAGTTAAAACAAACGAGCCAGAGTCAAGGGATAAGAGACGATTAATAAACAAGTCAATATCAGCACCAGAAAGCACAAATGATCCTGAGTCGGCATTGAGTAAATGTCCTAACAATAAATCTATATCTTGACCTGTTAAAGAAAAAGAACCTGCATCTGTACTAAGCAAACGATTTGCCAATAAGCCTACATCTTGCCCAGTGAGGGAAAAGATGCCAGATTCGGCATTGAGAGTATATCCCCCCGACACATACTCATCCGCTCCAATGTCCCAAGTGCCTGAACGGGTATCGCCGTCTATGTCGTCGGAGAAACCCTCAGAAGATAAATCTGTTCCTGCATCTTTTAAATCTGTATCAGTTGACTTGAGATGAAAATCTCCATTAGTATAATCAACAAAAACTGATGACCAATCGCTAGGTACTACTGCAGTAGTACCTCCATCTCCATCGTCTGAAGCGCAATAATCAATAGTATCAAAACTTCCAATGAAATTATCTACATTATCAAAGACTGCACAATTAATAGCTTTTACTATACCTGATACGTATCTGTTTATTCCTGCATAGGCTCCAGAAACAGTACAGTTATAAACGCTCACTGTTGTATCTTTACTGAATATACCGTTGCGCTTATTATTAGTTTTGTCTCCCCCATAAATAATGCAGTTAATTATATCAATTATATTAGCATACCAGCAAAAAACATTCCCATTATTATAAGCACTATTAGAAGAACCATCTATTTTCACGATAGATTTATTTATTTCGACTTTTCCTATAGACTGGTTTGCTACATAAATACCATAAATATGTCCTGTAGCTTTGTTGTTGTAGACCTGTAAACCTTCGATAGTAACGTAATCTTCTAATATTTCTAGTGTTCTCTCTGCGCTGCTTATTATGCGGTATTTTGTATCATTCCATTTTCCATCATGCCTCTGATTATTGATACTCTCAGCTCCACCAGTTGGTGTAAAGACCTGAAGGTAATGAGTTGAATCTGTAGTGCCGCTAAAATCAATAGCTACTGCCGATGTATCTGCTGTCTGATCATCATGGTCATAATAATCGCAGGCAAACGCTATCACATCGGCACCACTGGCAGTAAGATCAGTATTGTTAATGTGATTAGAGTCCGTAAATCCAGCCTCATAAGCATTCAAACTGGCATACTCGTGATGAATACTGGTGAGCGAGATACTTGACTGATCTGATGGAGTTTCACCAGTTG